AGCCAAGCCTAAGAAGCTGATTATCCCTGTCCAGTTGCAATTCGTTGCAACGCGTCTGTTGGAAACCGAACTCCGTGTCGGCACCACTGACAACGACATCAACGCTCTCAAGAACAATGGTTCGATCCCTGGTGGTTACACTGTTAACAACTATTTGACCGACACCAATGCTTGGTTCTTGACGACTGACGTGCCTAACGGTATGAAGCATTTCGTTCGTTCTCCGCTGGCTAACAGCATGGACGGCGACTTCGACACCGGCAACGTGCGTTACAAGTCTCGTGAGCGTTATTCGTTCGGCTGGTCTGATCCCCTCGGCATGTGGGGCTCTCAGGGAGCTTGATAGTAAAAGGGGGCCTTGTGCCCCCTTTTCTTTTGGTGTATATTGCATTCATTCCGGGGTTCCCGGTGTATCTGACAGTCCCGGCTGACGACATGCAGACAGATACGCCCCACTTGCATGTAAGGAAATTATTATGTCACGCAGTACATTTCAAGGCCCAATTCGTTCTTTGGGCGGCATCTATCAGCAAGGCCCAGCCTCTGTTGTTGAAATCACAACCAGCACCACTTTGAGTCCTGAAGCTCATGGTGGTCGCATCATTTCTGTTGGCGGCTCTTTAGCCGCTGCGTTGACACTGACATTGCCCGCGATCAATGTTTCAACTAACCCCATTACGTCTGGCCCCGGTCAAGACCCCAATACACTGAACAACGAAGGCGTTGTTTACACCATCTGGGTGCCCACAACTATCTCCACTAGCTCGTTGAAAATCGGTGTTACCGCTGCTTCTGGTGACTTGTACGTCGGCGCTGTAATGTCTATTGATTCAGACACATCTGGTGCTGTGGTTGCTTTCTCTGCTAACGGCTCTTCCAATGACTTCATCAACTTGAACGGTACAACCACCGGCGGCGTTGCTGGTACATGGGTTCAGATTGTGGCGATTGCTGCTAACAAGTACATGGTGAATGGGAATGTTATTGGTTCCGGCACTGTCGCTACACCGTTTGCAGACTCTTAATCAACTCAAGGGGCTTTGGCCCCGTTTTTAAAGGAGACTGATTATGGGTATGCAAACAGACGTTAAATCAGGCAGCTCACGGTTTGGTTACTGGGGACGTAGTGGGGATTGCATTTGCTACAGCAAGCGGTTCATCTGGCACAAACGGTAATTACTCAATTACACGTTTAACCGCAGACACCTTCACAGTCACAGACATAAACTCTGGAACTATCGCAGGGGGCACGGCAGCTATATACGCATCATTGTGGCTTGCCAGCTATGATACTGGTGCAGGTGATTTGTTTGGTAATTTTGCGTTAATTCCTGGCGAAGGGGTGCTTGTTAAAAACGGCATCTACATGAGCATGAGCAACATAACTTCTGCCAACGTGTACTATGGCTAAATCTCCTGCATGGACACGCAAGGAAGGCAAGAACCCCAAAGGCGGACTCAACGCCAAGGGCCGAGCCTCTGCGAAAAAACAAGGGATGAATCTGAAGCCCCCTCAACCCGAGGGCGGCAGCAGGCGAGACTCTTTCTGCGCCAGGATGGAAGGCATGAAGAAAAAGCTGACCAGTCCCAAGACGGCCAAAGACCCGGATTCACGGATTAACAAAAGCCTACGGGCTTGGAAGTGCTGACATGGAGATGACTCTCTGGAACATGGTTCTGACAGCCTTTTTGGGGTTGTTGGGCTGGTCTTTGCGTGAGAAGGCAGAGGAGATTAATCGTCTCCAAATTCTGCTCAATCGCACCCGCGAAGAGATTGCCAAAGAGTACGTGACCAAAGCTGACGTTCACAACGACATCAACCGGGTTTTGGATCGTTTGGATCGTCTAGAGACTAAGATCGACACGTTTATTCGGGAGCATAAAAGTGCCCTCAGTTAGCGGTAAACAGCACAGGTTCATGGAGGCGGTGGCCCACAATCCATCGTTTGCCAAGAAAGCAGGAGTCCCCCAGTCCGTGGGCAAAGAATTCTCAAACGCCGACAAAGGCAAAACTTTTAAAAGAGGTGGTGAAATGGCTACAAAGAAGATGAATCCCGGCATGATGGCAATGATGGCTAAGAAACGTGCCGCTCCCGCCGCTCCTGCGGCCCCTGGCGTTGGCATGATGGCCATGAAAAAAGGCGGTAGCGTTGGTACTACCTCAATGGGTAAGGTGAAAACCGCCGCCCCCAGCCGCGATGGCGTCGCTGTCAAGGGCAAGACCAAAGGCACGATGATCAAGATGAACAAGGGCGGCAAAGCCTGCTAAGGAGTTCAACATGAAGATGAAACGTTTTGCTGAGGGTGAAACGGTTGAGGGCGATGCATCTGTTGCAGAGCGGATGGAAAAGACGCCCGCTAAGAAGCAGAGCTTCAGCGAAGCGTTTGCCGCCGCCCGCGATAGAGGTGATAAAGATTTTGCTTGGGAAGGTAAGCCGGGCATGAAATTTAGCACCAAAATGCGGGAAGACAAGCCTGCCCCTAAAGCAGAATCTGCTTCTTCTAAGCCCGCCCCCAAAACAGAAGAGCCTGCTAAACCCGCTCCCAAAGCGGAAACGTCTAAGCGTGGCGTTGGCCCCTACAACGTGTTCTCGGGTCCATCTGAACCTGATGCGGATGCTGTGAAAGCGGCGAAAGCAGCGGGCGATAAGCGGCGAGAGAAGCAAGCTAGTGAGCCCATGTTTTACAACCCTCTTAGTAGAGCAGTTAATGCGATTCGTGAGAGGGGTAAGAAATCAAACCCTGACGCATACGCCAAGGGGGGCTCAGTTTCATCCGCTTCTAAGCGGGGTGATGGTATTGCTCAGCGGGGTAAGACTCGCGGAAAGATGTGCTAAATCATGGCTGAATATAACGCTGGCGCAGGACGTGGCAAGCAAGGTGGCCCCACTGCCAAAGAACTTACCGACCACGCTAAAAAGCAGGATGCTGGCATCTACACGGCTGAAAAGGGTAAACCCCCACAAGACATCGACAGTGGGTCAGCCCCTGTGAAAAAAGCTAGTGGTGGCAAAGTCTCTGCTTCCTCGCGTGCTGATGGCATTGCGCAACGGGGTAAGACCCGTGGGAAGATTTGCTGATGATGGCCAGCCGTGGTATGGGCGCTATGCGTGCCTCTAAGATGCCCAAAGGCAAGAAGGTTGTTCGCAAGGACAACCCGAATGATGTCGAGGTATACAAAGAGGGTGGCACGGTGAACGCTGCCGGTAATTACACCAAGCCCAGTTTGCGTAAGCGGATTGTGTCTGAGGTAAAAGCCGCAGCTACCCAAGGCACTGGCGCTGGGCAATGGTCTGCTCGTAAAGCGCAGCTTGTTGCCAAGAAGTACAAGGCGGCTGGCGGGGGATACAAAGATTGAAAGCACCGCAGACTTCTCTGAAGAATTGGGGCGACCAAAAATGGAGAACCAAAAGTGGAAAACCGTCTAGTAAAACAGGTGAACGATACCTTCCAGAAGCTGCGATCAAAAGTCTCAGCCCGTCTGAGTACGCTGCTACAACGCGTGCAAAACGCGCTGGCAAAAAAGCCGGAAAACAATTTGTAGCGCAACCCAAGAACATTGCAAAGAAAACAGCAGGGTTTAGATAATGGCAGTCACCTCCGGAACCGCAGTCTTTAACATAGACCTCAACGACATCATCGAGGAGTCGTATGAGCGCGCGGGTATAGAGGTTCGTACAGGCTATGAATTCCGTACAGCACGCCGTAGCCTAAACATGCTCACCATTGAGTGGGCAAACCGGGGTATCAACCTATGGACGATTGAGCAAGGGCAGATCGTCATGAACACGGGTCAGCCCATCTACGCCTACCCTGCTGATACCATTGATCTGCTTGACCAAGTGATTCGTACCCAGGCTAACGGCATCAATCAGGTTGATATCAACATCACCCGCATCTCTGAGTCAACGTACTCAACCATCCCAAACAAGCTAGCCCAAGGCAGGCCTATCCAGGTCTGGATTAACCGTCAAACGGCACAGTCATACGCCACGGGCATCACGCTGAACGGCACTATTTCAGCTACTGCTGACACCATTACGCTCAGTTCTACCTATGGGCTAGCAACAACTGGTTTCATCACAATTGATTCGGAAACCATCGCCTACGCTAACGTGGATGGCAACCAACTCCTAAACTGCTTTCGGGGCCAGAACGGCACTACTGCGGCTCAACACACCACCGGAGCGGCAATAACTGTCGCAAACCTGCCTTGCATCAATG